AAAATATGTAAAATTAATTAATGAAAATACAACTATCTACTATTATATACTCAAATTATTTTACATATAGTCAAAACTTATAACTACTTATAGTTATAAACAATACCTAAAATTATAAAAAAGTTGATAAAAACTATTGACAAAGTTTATAAATATTGTTATAATTATCTTGTAAATAAATAAAGGAGGCTTGAAGCCATGAAAATTACTAAATCAGAAATGAAACAAATTGTTACTAATCAAATTAACATTGAATTAGAAGATAAATTAGTAAACTACTTAAATTTACAACAAGAACGTTGTTCTACTCGTATTTATACATATCAAGAATTTATTGAAACAATTAAACATCTATATAATAAGATGTCAATTGTTCCTCAAAATAAACAAATAAATATGGGTATTGACTATAATAAATGGGCTGGTGAACGTTATGGACGCTCTGCACGTAATCGTACAATGTACGTTACTATTATTACTTTGCAAAAAGAAAATACTAACTCATATAATATTTATGCAATACGTCAAGATGTATCACGATATGATAAATATGAAATGTTATTATCAGATGAACAACGTAATATTATTTATCGTAAATTATTTAATAATTTTTTGTCAAGGGATTGCTAAAATTCCTTGACAAAATAAATTAAGAAATGAGGAAAATAAAAATGGAAATGTTATTTATTATAATTTTATTTATATTATTTAGCGCAATTGTTGCTTATCTTACTAAATAAATTATCATATTTGTTAAAAATCTCTTGACAAACTTTAAATAAAGTTATAAAATAAAGTTATAAAATAAGAAAGGAAATTTATTATATGGAATTAACTGACAAAAAAAGTCTAATTGATTTAATTTCAAAGATTGATACACGTCTTTCAGAACTTGAAGAAAAATCAAAATCTCAAGAATCTGAAAAAAAACCTCAAGAATCTGAAAAAAAACCTCAAGAATCTGAAAAAGAACCTCAAGAGGATGACAAAGAACTTGACGAAATCGAAAAGTTACTTGAAGACTAGAAAGGAAAATAAATATGCAACCAGAAGAACCAACTGCAAAATCTTTTATCAAATCTAATTACTCAGATAATAAATTAGATAAATCACTTGAACTAAACGGGACAATGTCCGTTTCAAACTCATCACCAGATGATTTGGAAACAAAACTTCACAACTTAACACTATAATAAGAAAGGAAATTTAATTTATGCCATCACAAAAACGTGCTATAGCAAAAACTGTTAAAGGCGCACTACTTGAATTTAACAAAGATACACAAAATTCTTGGTCCTTTGGTGCAAATTGGAACAATCAAGGAACAGCCTTTGAAACATTCGTAAACAATTATTTATTACCAAAACTAAACGAAACTCTCATTGTTGAAACAGTTTCAGGAAATCGTTTTGATTTTCTTGCAAAGGAAGAAGATTTTATCGGGCAATACTCAGAAGAATATGTTATTTTGGATTCTGTGCCAATCGGTCTAGACCTTGAAAAAAATATTGAACTTATGCTGAAACGTAATTATCCTAAAATGGCTACTAAAATTTATCAGCAAGGTATTGTTAAGAAATTGAAATTTACTCTCAATAATAATGACAATCGTCTTAACTGGTCAACAATTGGTGACGCTATTTCTTATGCTCTTTCTGTTTATCGTAAGAAAATTAACGACATTAACATTGCTGAAGAAGCTGAAATTAAGGCTATGTTAATGGATTATGCGAACAATATTGCAGTTGATAAACGAACAGTCAATTCTTATCAAGAACTTTTTCAAACAATTTCAGAAAGTATCTTGAACTTACAAAACAATTCTGCAAAACACAATGAAGCTGCTCTCGCTTCTGGTGGTGCAATGGGACGTTATACAACTTCTACAAAGTTGAAAGATGTTCTAATTTTAACAACAGATAAAGCAAAAGCTTACTTACTTGACACAAAACTTGCAAACACTTTCCAAGTTGCAGGAATTGACTTGTCAAATCACATCATCTCTTTTGATGATTTAGGCGGTGTTTTTAAAACAACAAAAGACATCAAAGTAACATCTACAATGTTACCACTTTTGAAAGCAATGGGTGACTATCAAATTGATGTTGATGATGTTATCCCTGCTCAATCTGTATTTACGTATGATATTACATCAATTTTCCAAGATACAGATTTTGAAGAAATTAAACCAAAAGGTGAATATTTTGCGTTTTTGTTTGATGTGCGAACAATTCGTTACAAACGTTCGACAAAAGGTATGTTAAAACAACCATTTTATAATGGTGAATTTGATGAAATTACATACTGGCTACATTATTATAGTATGAAGTCTATCTCACCTTTTTATAATAAAGTAGTGATTACCTCTAAATAAAGGTTAGGCTCTAGCCTTTCCTTTATTTTTTGAAAGGAAAATGAAAATATGGAAAAAGAGTATGATGATTTAATACAAGAATCATTTTCTGAAAAAATTACAAATAAAATTGTAAAACACCGTAATAATTTTCATGAAATTATGACAAATCGATATGCTGAATTTCTTCCACTTGTAATTGGGTATGAAAATTTGCAAGGGATACAACTAAATCAACTTCGACTTGAATATCTTCTTCGTTCTGGCTATGCTGTTGCTGTTGGTGAATATACAACAGGTGAAATTGGTTTACTTGGTACTGTAAACAATTTCAGAAAACGTTATGATAATGATTTTCAAAATATCTGGAAGCCCTTAACAAAGAAAGATATTAACTTTACCATTTCAAAAATTCTACAATGTGAAAATTATAGTGAAATTTGTGATTATGATTGTTATACATCAGGAAATTTTGTTGTTTTGACAAATAAACCGTATTCTTTAAATAATGATTTTAACATAATCAAACATTATGTAGATGAAATGACGGAAATAATTGTTTCACGCTATTCTATCTCTATGCAAGCTAAAATAAATACGTTTTTACGTGATGAATTTAATTCCGAAGATATGGAAGAAATTGCTTCCGACCTTTACAACGGCAAGCCTTGGATAAAGACTTCAAATAAATTTGATATAAACGAACATATTATAAACATTTCAAACACTACTTTTGTTTCAGCATTAACAGAACTAAAACGAACATATCAAAACATTATAGCAGAATTGAATTCCATGCTTGGGTTAAATGCTCTGGGTGTAGACAAAGAAAGCGGTGTTTCAGAAAATGAAGCAAATTCAAATAAATCTTTCAGAAAATCAAATGAAAGTATCTATTTACGTGCAAGAAATGAACCACTTTCACATCTAAATGAAATTTTCAAAACAAATTTAAAGGCTGAATATGTAGATAGTATGGTAAAAGAGCTTTCAAGCATTGAAAAATTGGAGGTATTCGAGCATGTCTAAAACTACCACGTCAATTTACTACATTTTATCATCTGAATTATTAAATTCTGGATATAATGAATTTATTTCAGAAAATTTCAATCAATTAACTTTTTATGATAAAAATAGGCGCTTAATGTCATTGATTGCAAAATATGAAAATGAAACAATTATTTCATGCGCACATAATACGATTTTCTACGGTTTGGAAATGCTTTCAGAAAATCGTCTACGTTTTGAAAAAGAATTTATAACACATTTTGCAAATCGCATCATTAAATATCAAACCTATGAAGATGTAAATTTATTACTAATTTCCTATTGTCAACGTAATCTTGAATTACTAACGGAAGTTTATAATGCTGAAAAATGGTTGCATGATGTTTCAGAAAATGTTTCAAACGGTAAAACTTCATCTTCTCAAACTTCTAAAAATAATAATTTGATGTCTGATTTACCACAAGATAATACTACTTTAAATTTGGATATTGAAAATATGCCGTATGCAAATACAACAGCCATTTCCAAAAATGTTAATAACGGACAAACAACAGGACAAAATAATTCAACTTCAACAAAATACAACATAGATACACTTTCAAAGATGTATGTATTCAAATTACAAATTTTTAATGAACTAGATATTCTCTTATTTTCACAACTTTTTTAGAAAGGAATTAAAATATGTCTGAAAATAATCATCAACTTCCTGAAAATCTTGAAAATTACCGTCCAGAAGATTTTCACTTTCACCCTAATTTTTTAGGTTATCCATTTTTATTTAACGGACAATACGAACCTTGGTTTGATGACCGCAAAGATTATAATACTAATGCTGCAAGCTATTATGATTATCTAGCACACCGTAACTACAATAATAAATTAGTTATTGACTTACTAAATCGTGTGGCACGTCGCAACATACAAGTCAATGATACCCCTTCCATTGATTTGACGAAAAAATATGATTGGATATCTGAAAATCAATGCCATGATTTTCATGATATTATTCAACTGCAAGCAGATGTCAAATTATCCAAACAAACAAAATCATTAGAATTTGGTACACAAAAGAACAAATTTACTAAAGTTTGTGAAAATGTTTTGGAAATTTTTCAAGACGGGGTCTTTGCTCCTAATTTTCTCCCAGCTATTTCTGAAAATACAAACAAAATCAATCAAGTAGATGAAAAATTAGATGCTGAAATTGAAAATAGAAAAAGTGCTGATAAAGAACTAGACAATAAAATAAGCAAGGAAATTCAAGACCGCATCGCGGAAGATAATAAAATTACTGAAAAATTAAAATCAGAAATTCAAAAACTTACTGAAAAAAATGGAAAACTTGAAAATGCTTTACAAAAAATTCTAAACAATTTACAACAATCAGGCGCCATTTCTTCTAATAATATTGAAAACTTCGCTTTCAATCCTAATCGTTCAATTGCAACCGGTAATATCAATATCTTTGGCGGAACTCCTGACGGCTCTAGCTTTATCCGAACAAATTCAAACAGTACCGAAAATGACTTGGCGGGAGGAATATAATATTATGGCAAATTGGCTCGAATGTTGGGGGACGTATGCTAAGACAGGTCCTTACAATAATGTGGCAATGGGCGGAAGTCCTGCTACTTCCATTCATGGGTTAAATTTAACACAAGCTAAACAAGCTGGTTACGGTCAAGGTGTTTTGTTTGAAAATGTTAATAATCAAATAAAAGTCACTATTTCTTTAATTGGATACGCTGTAAACGAACATTTACAAGCATTATTAAATCAACATTATATTTCAGGAAATTTCACGTATGATTGGTTTTTGGATGTCTATGTTTCAGAAAATAATCAACAATCTTGGCAAATAGTTGAAAATAATATCAAAATCGCATCTCATGCTTCTTCTCAAAATCTCGCTTATGCCAACGGTTGGCAGGCTTCAAATGTAAAATTTGCAAAAGTTTTCAACTTACCAAACAATTTTACACATGTAAAAATTGAAGTGCGTGGTGATGAACCCGCACAGCGCCACCAAAATATTTACACACGTGAACAAGTCATTCAAGATTTTAAACCGTGGGCTATCAGAAAATCAAACATTTTCAAAAGTTTAAATGTTTCATCTGGTTTTTTCAAAATCAGAAAATTGAATAATTGGCTTGATAAATCAAAAAATTCTGAAAGTGACTTAGGAAAAAATCAAGGTTCTTCCAGAATTAGAAAAGATAATCAATGGAAAGCACAAAATAAAATCGGACAATAAGAAAGGAAAACAACATTATGGCACAAGAATTTACACGAAATATCAAACATCTTACAACAGAACAAATTTCAGATAATTTTCTGAACAATTTCACGGATACGAATGATTTAGTTTCCGATGACAAAAAAAATTACATCAAAAAACCAGATGAAAAGTTTCATTGTTTAACAGATAATATTAAAACGATTGAAAACATTGATGTAAATGATGAAAATAATTTATTGACTATTATAAATGAAAACGATACGAAAAATAAAGCAACATTACAAGTTTTACATGATTTGAAAAAAGAAAATCGCTTGACTTCTACTGATAATTCTATTTCTATTATTTCACAAGTTGAAAATATCAATCATTTTACAAACATCAACGTTAATGAAGAATGGTTAAATCAACATATTCAAACAATTTTAGATAACGATTTTAGAAATAACTATTTATTACCTTCATCATTAAATATTAAAAATAATAATAATAATAATATTGGTGTTATGACTTATACACAAATAAAAGGAATTTTTTATATTGATATTTATTTTGATATTTATTTAGATAATGTAACAGCACTCAATGAAAAAATATTATCTATAAATGTTCCAAATTTTGGAAAAGAAATTGGTAAAATGTTTGATTTTAATAATGACGTATTTTTTTATCAAACTGACAATAAAGAAACATTTATAATTCAAAAAAATAGAGGTGAAAGCAATATAACAATTAAAAATGTAAAAGAACAAAATTTAGTAAAAGGAAACGTAATTCCTACATTATCACAATCAAATGAAAAATATTTAATGACTATTCATGAATTTACATTAAAATAAAGGAAAAGATACATGAAACTTACAAAATTCACATTGTTTAAAAACACCCCTCTTTTAAACTTGCAAAACACGATTCATTTTGAAAATAATAATCAACGTGATAACTTCTTTTCAAAGAATTTTCAGAAAAAGGAGCTTTCTGCTCCTTTTAATTTTAGAAAAGACCGAGGGGTTTTGAAAATTTCAGAAAGTTATGAAAATTTAATGGGGTATAACTATTGTCAATTTATTGACGGATTTGATAATAAGACCTATTACGCTTTTATAATTGGAATGACTTACTTAAATGATAGTGTGACACGTCTAGACCTTTTGATTGATGTTGTCATGACTTATACACAAGGAAACATTTTAGAACATATCGGACAAGTAGATGTTCTTCGTCAGCATTTACCAGAACAAACCTATCAATTATATTTGGAAGAAATCCGAACAAATGAAGATTTTCCAACAACAACTACAAAACGTTACGTGAAACAATTTTCAGAAATTTTCAAAGAAACTTACGTACTCATTTATTCAACTTGTGACTTAACAAAAGATTTTGGAGACGCTAAAAAACCGAAAATGCCAGTATCAATTGGGGGTACATTTGACAATATCACTTCACCTGTTGATATTTATATGATACCTAGAGAACATTTTCAAACATTTTCAGCGTCTATGAAAGATTTTCCTTGGATTGCGCAAAATATTTCAAAATGTTTCATTATCCCTAAAAAATTCTTGAAAGACGACCAGTTAATCAAAACCACAACATCAAATGGTTTTGAAGAAATTTACAAACTAAAATATGATAGTACCACAATATCCTTTGAAAGTGAAATTTCTTTTACAAAGAAACAACTGCTTGATTTGCTTTCACTTTCAGAAAAAGAGGACTATTTACTGAAAAAAGGCTATGCAACGATTGAACTAACAGATTTTCGAGGACAAACACTTGCTTTAGATTTATCCATTTTAGAACAAATTAAACTAAAATACCTATCTGTTTTAGGTTATCGCAATGAAATCCGTGTTATTCCTATTGGATATGGTGACCGTTTGAAAAATGGTGATGGATTTTCATTAAATTTTTCACTTGGATTTACACAATTTGATGAACTCCCTATTTTAATTAACAACGGTGATTTATCCCTTGCAAAATCTGCCTATTCCAGAAATTTAGGAAATGACCGAACAATTTCAGGACGTTTAAACAAAATAACAAATCCTAATTCAAACATTCAAGACCGAGTGTTTAACTCACTTTCAGTCTTTTCAGATGTATTTTCAGGGGGTATTTCAGGGGCGCTTTCAAAAAGTGCCAGTTTATACGCAAACGAATACGAACATTATCGTGACCAAAATGCACAAATTGCGGAAGCCATGCTTTCAACTCCTACAGTTACCAATCAAAGCACGGAAAATAGTTTGTTAGTCAAAGCTAATTTGTGGGGGTTACATTTAAAAATATCTACTTTATCCGTATCCGAACAAAACAAAGTCAAACAATACTATAATCTATTTGGTTTTCAAATGAACAAAAGAGATAAAATCTATACCGTTGACTCAATGGAAAAATGCAACTGGTTACAATTTAAAGGCTCTTGGAAATTGCCAGATGTTGATGTTGAAAGTATGAACATTTTACGAACATTATTTGAAGGTGGAATCCGCTTTTGGCACTATCGCAACGGAAAATATGGCTCAAATCCAATGGAATGGCAAGAAGTCTATACCAATGAAAGGATAAAATAAACATGCCTGTTTATAAAAATTACACAACTGAACAATATACAACATGGTTACAACAACCCTTTTCAAATAATTACGGCATTTCTGAAAATACGATTGCTGATTGGTTTATGGGGCAAAATGGTTCTTATGCAGTACGTCATTCATACGGTGTCACCCGTGAAAATTTACTGAATACTTACATACCTAAACTAAAAGAATTATTAGGTGGATATGTTTTCTTTCTTTGCTACACAGTAACAGAAGCTGGTGGTGCTGGTAATTGGATAAATCACTATGCTTCTGACACTTCCTCAACTGGTTTAGGTTGTTTAATAGATGATTGTAACTATTTGCTGAAAATAAACAATGAAAATCATCCTCCTTCTATGTCTGCGCCAGAAGTGTTTGCGCCAGCTGTGGAAGATGTTCCAGGAACTATTCAGAAAGTTTACAATGAATGTCCGAACAATTCCATTGGAAAGGTTTTCATACCCTCGACAATGGCTGGTAATGCTTGGGTGTATGCCACAAAATGGTGTACAGCTAATCAAGGTGCTGTTCCTTATGTTTATTTTGGAAATCCTTACGATAGTATTATAGCAACTATCAAATCTCTTGGGGCTGACCCTTTTAAAAAAGGTGAACAAAAAGCAACAGAACAAACGCAAGAAAACCAAAAAAAAGAACCATCTCGAAACGACCAAAAAGGTGACTTAATTTCAGAAATTTTACAAATTCTTGAAAATATTAAGAAAGGAGTATTAGAATTGTTTGATTATGATGTAACATTAAGAACACCTATTCATCAAATTTACACAAATGAAATTCTTACTGTAGAACGAACTTATAATAATTCCATGAAAATTTCTGTAAATGATGAAGTCATTGATAATCTTATGAAAAGTTTTGAAAGTTTAATAAATCCACCTAATCAACCACAAATTAAATTTAATCAGGTTCCAAAAAAACAACAAAAGGATGCACCAAAAGGTGACGGAAAAACGAACATTACAGAAAAAGTAAATGCTTTACGTTCGTTAAACGGTCAAAAAATTGGGGACGGTTACTGTTATGCCTTGACGAGTTGGTATGTCAATAGTATTTCTCCCGGATACCATATAAGCTATAGTCTAGGAAGACCGCCAGCGGGATTTTTGATTGGCGACGGACTGCATGCTTACGCAATTGGAAGCGGTTGGAATTGGGCTGCTATTGGTTGGAAAGTGAAAACAGTTTCAGAAAGTAATTTGAAAGTGGGTGACATCTTCAATGTTGGTGCATACGTGGGAGGGGTATGGCAAACGGGCGAATACGGTCATACTGGTATTGTCACGGGTCTGGGTGGTGGAATGGTTGAAGTAACTGACCAAAATTATTTAGGGTATCCAGTCAATATTCGACAATATCCTATAGGACAATTTTTGCAAGGATTGACTAGTCTTATTTCTCCTCCATAATAAAAATACCTTGAAAATTTTCAAGGTATTTTATTTTTTATTTGTAAATCAAGTGGTTATAATTCCAAGCTGAAAGCCAAATCAAGCCACTTTCTGAAAGCGTTACTGGAAGCCAGAAGAAGTCACCAGAGCCGTATTGCCCTTGTCCGACATGTTTCACTTTGTTTTCATTGAAAGTAAAGTAAGAGCCTATGAAAGTTGTTTGGTTTTCATGATAAGTACCGTTTTCATGAACGATATCAATATCCCCAACCGCAATTCCGTTTTCCGTCCAATCAAACTCTGTTGGAACTAATTCATTACAACGCACTTGCCATAAGCCATTCACATATTGCAAATCATCTACTTTGTAAACTTTCAATTTATTTTCATTTTGCTGTGTTGATGTAGTGTTTTGTCTTGTTTCATCATCTAATAAAACAACATTTTTATCCAATCCACCCGCAAGAGCAGTAGAAGTAAATTGCCAGAAGCGAACACCGTCCATTGAAGGGAAATAATTAAAATCTGGCTCAGAAACAATTTGATATCCGTATGGATAACCAGCAATCCAAATAGAATTGGGAAATTCCTGTAAAATTTCTAAAACGTTTACATGATTATTTGTATAATCAACAGAACTATAATATAAAGGTTGATAACCTACATTTCGACAAATCCGCATAAAAGCTAGAATAGCTTGTGTGTTTGCATTTTTATCAGCGGAAGCGTCTTCCTCATAGTCACAGACAAGATAAGTCACAGAAGGATAACGATAAATTTGAGTGAGGAAGAAGTTAGCTTCTGCAATCGCTTGCTGAACATTTCCAGAAAATCGTGCAAAATGATAGAATCCAATAGGATTTGATGTCTGAACCTGCCCAGTTGCATTTTTATTGATGTAACCTGTTCCCTCTGTTAATTTAATAATTGTGTTAGATGTACCCGCTTGTTGACAAATGGAAGTTAAATCAGCTGGCTGCCACCCTGAAACATCAATAAAATAATCATTCTTTTTCATTATTTTTTCTCCTCGCTTTCATTCAACATTTTTTCATATTTTTTCTTTTCACTTTCCACCTTATTTTTCAAAAATTGTGGAACATAGACACCCATCACACCTAGATTTTCAAGGATTGATGTTAAATAAGTTAAAACTACCATAGTTAAAATAAGATAAGTTAGACTTACATTATTAAAATAGTAACCTAAAAATACTACAAAAAAGTAAAATCCAATTGTAGAAGTATGTTTGATGACACCTTTTGTTCCAATTTGTGAAGATGTAACTTTGTTTACTACAGATTTTAAATATCCTGTAATAAAATCAAACAAAACAATCAAAACAAACAAGATGAAATAATCATCTTTAGCAACATGTAATAAACTTGAAACTATCATTTATAGTTCTCCTTTTTTATTTTATATAAATTATTATAACATTATTTTTTATTTTTTTCAATCAATTTACGGAAACGATTGCTTTCTTTTTGAAATAATTTCATGGAATTATTTGTAAGCGGTTCATCTGGGATTGCATCACGTATTGAAAATGTTCCTATCTCACTTTCAATATAAAGTAATTCATGCGTATTTTGCTGTTCTTCTTCCTTTGAAAATTTTTCATGTAAATCTTTGATAATGCTTTCACGTGCTGCATCAAGTTCTTGTGAATATTCAATAGGATAAGAAGAACCTTTTTGCAATTTGGTGAAAGAATTATAGATTGTAATAGTATTTTGTTCATTTAAAATAGAACGGGTGTTTTTTACAGAAATATTTTCTGAAAATTGAGTAGATATAAATTGTTCAAAAGTCATATTACGATTGAAATTTTCCAAACGAACACCACCGCAACGTATATGTATTTCATTTTCTGAAAAATAAGCATATTTTTTATGATTTAAGATGTAAAATTTTTCAATGTTTTCATGCTCTATATCCCATTTACCCAAGTTCATTTTATGAAACATACTTTTAGGTAAATAATTGTAAGCTCTTTTATCTAAGTATAGGCTATCTGTATCGCAGTACCAAAAATACTCATCTATTTTATTGTTTGGAATATATTTCAAAGGTGAAAGAAGATGATAAAATGAAAATGCTGTGATACTTGCTGAAAAGATTACATTTCTTTCTTTATTTTTAAATCCATTTTGAATATTAACCAGTTTATTATTTACAAAACGAAACAAATCAAAATACGCGCGTAAAGCAGGTATTCCATAAATGCCATTTAATAACACTTTTGAACCAGCAACTTCCTCTTTTGAAAATATTTTATCATTTTTTTCTGAAAGTAAGATAATATTTTCAGGTGAAAGCATTTTTATTTTCTTTGTTTGCTTTCCTTGCGTTTTGATAAAATAATTGGAAGCGATAACATCTTTAGCGCCAAAATCAACACAATCGAAAATAACATATGATGTGATAGTAAGTGATGAGATTGATAGATGAAATATTTTATTTATTAGTTTGATGAGATAATTATTGATATAAATTTCACCTTTCTTACTACTATAATATTTTACTATCATTTGTCTGAAAATTTTGGAAGGTATTTTTGAAATTATTTCATTATTAGCGTCCTCTATCTTCATGGTGAAAAAGGTCATTTTATTTTCATTATTCGTTTCAATAGGTGTAAATGTTGGCTTTTTATAATCTTTAAAAGAATTTAAGTAAGTAGGGATTTTAAAATGAAACATTGAATAAGGATAAGAGCTGTTTATATCAATAGAAAAGCCTTTTTTAAGTATTTTTCCAACATATTTATCATTGTAAAAATTCAAACCGCCTTTGTAAAAATTATTGAAGTAGTTAAATAAGTTTAAATTATGAAAATCATAATCATTATAATTAAGAGATAATTTACCTACTTTTTTTAGCAACTGAAAAGAAGCATTTCTATTGATAAGATATTCTTCCTTTATATTTGATGTAAAAGTGAAAGCGTTATAATCAAAACCAAAAAACAATTGCTGATAATATTTATAGCACATAGCTAAGATAATGACATCATTTTTTATGTAAATCAATTCATTTTCTGAAAGATTTTGAAAAATGATTTTACGGTATTGTTTAATTTGAAGATAAGTCAAGTCCTCATCTAAATCATATTTATCATATTGAAAATCCGTTTTTAAATATTTTTCAGAAATAAATCCATTATCTTTTAACTTTTTCCCAATTGTGCGTATAGAAGCATTTGTCTTTACCCAATTATCAATATTTTTGAAATGAAAACCTTTCCAGAAAAATTCATAATCAAGGTTCGTTGATACTTTTACACGTTTTTCAAGGAAAATACCTTGTTCTTTCTCATCCTTCGTTAAATTAGAAATTAAATTAGTATTTTTATTTTGTATTGCATTACGAATATACATATTATTCCGTTTAATTTCTGAAAATTCTTGACACATTTCGGAAACAAGAAAATGATTATCAAATTTATTTCCGTTGTGAATAACAAGATTATAAGTTGTCTTTTTGTTTCCGTTTTCAATTATCGTTTCAAAAAATGTAGGAAAATCATTGAAAATGGTTACATTAGGAAAATCAAGATTGAGAAAATAGGAAACAGCCACTGAAAATGAAAACGAGTGATAAGAAGTTGGTTTTATCCGACCTAATTTTTTATTTATGGTACACGTTTCAATATCCAAAAAAAGATACACAGAAGATTTTCTTTGTTTTAAAAAAGTAACAAAATCATCTTTATTGTGTATCATAATCTACCTCCTTACTCATATTTTTTTGCTAAATCTTTTAAAAATTTATTTCTTGTGATATTTTCATATACATTTTCAACTTTTATAACATTTTCTTTTGATGATAAACATTTAAACAAATTGATAGACATGAGTAAATCATTGTCTGTAATAAAAGTTTTTGAAAAAGCGTCTTTAAACTGAAATAGTCCTTTTTCATATTTTTTATGAAAAGTATCAGAAAAATACCATGCTGTTAAATATTGTTTGTGTTCATTTTCATCTGAAAGATTAAGACAATAAGTTTCATCACCTGAAAGCGTATCAATTGATAAGATGTATTGATTGTTATTTGCTATCATATTTAAGGAACGATTTTCTCCTATATCTATTTTAGCAAATTGAGCGTTTACAGACAATTTATTATATTCATTTTCTGAAACAAGTAAATAATTTTCAAATTTGAATTGACCTGAAACATTGCTATCTTCTTCATCTGCAAAAGCACGAAGATTTTTCGTAAAATTGACGTCATCATTTCTACGTAATTCAAGCAATTTATTCTGATATTGTTGAATTGTGTTTATTTCTTGTGTTTGCAAAGCGTTAAAAAGTTTCAAATTTGGTAAAATAGGACTTTCAAAATTGACAGGATTGCCGAGCAATATTATTTTAGGAAAAATAATGTAAGGACGATTTTCCAGACGGTCAATAGACCTGTAAATCATTTGTAATTTTTCATATTCATTTGCAATGTAATCTTTTTTGAGTGCTAGAAATTCATCATAAATTATTATAGGAAAATATTTTAGGACTTGTGATGAAAATTTAAGGTCAGACGCATTATTTAAGTCTGTTATAATAGCAATTTCTTTTTCGCCAAGTCCTATAATAACATAGTCATCGGTTGTCCTAAACCATAAATCTGAAATATCGTGCCATTTCAAAGTCAATAAAATTTCTTCTACTAATTCCCGTACTCGTTGTTGTAACGTGTAATGACGAACCACAAATGTTACCCCAATATCTAAGTAATAACTGATATATAATGAAGCTGAAGGATAATTAAAACTCTTTCCGTCACCACGATTTGTTATACTAATATAAAAATCTATTTCAGGGTTGCATAATTCGTCAAGTAATTCTAGTTGATTATAGCGTTCTGGGAGATATTTCTTCTTATAATCTGATAGCATTTTCTGAAACTTTTCAGTTTCTTTTTCATGTTGGTCTTTGTTTAAAAAATCTAAAAATTTCATATTATTTTTCTTTTCTATTCGTTATATATAAAATAAAATAAAAATGTAAATAAATGATACTGCTAAAATTCCTGTTGATAAACCTAAATAATACATAATTTTTCTCCTTTAATTTTGTTGTAAGCCATAATAGACGTAGTTAAGACCAAATTCACGCTGATTACCCCAACGGTCAACAATATTGGAAGTGATTTGTAAATACCATGAAACACCTTTCATAAGGGATTGAATGGAATAAGCGTTCTTAGTAATGTAATCTGAAAGATTATCATATCCTGTATCTTTTATTAAAGCGTTAATATGTTTCATAACTTTGCTATCATGAGAATGATATTCTGCTTGTATGTTTAAATTACGAAAATCATTTAACAATTGCGCATATTTTCCATTAAGAATGCTTTGTCCATCAATCCAAGAAAGTGGTTTTTTGATATGAATAGGACTGATAATATATTCTGAAAAAGCATTTTCAAGTTGTTTCACAACACTTTCAATAAATTCTGGATTTGTTACATTTATTTTATCAATAATAATCATAGAATTACGATTATTTTTGTAAAAATAAGATTGAGTTTTATTTTTTGATTTGTTTACAGAACGATTGAAAGAGTTTTGACCCTCTTTTGAAACTCTTTCAAAATCTTTCTGTAAAATTGATTTTATTTTCTTTTGAGGGTCAATATAACGTACCATAATTAACTAGCAAATGGATTTTTTTGTTCTACTTCAATAAATTGTTCAATATCAGTAACCTGCATAGCTGAAATACGATAAAAGTCATTCTTTCCTTTAGGTGCTTTGACTTTAACAATATTTAAGTCAATAAAGTCTTCTGTATAAATGTTTGGATTTGTTTCTTCTTCCATTGTTTGAGGATTTACAGTCTTGATTGACATATTTTTTATGATTTTTTCATTTGAATCCTTGAAATACACTGGCATTTCAGCTTTAGCCTTTACAACAAAAAATGGTTCACTGTCTTCGCTTGTGTATTGCGTTAGACCTAAGTCAATTAGTTTTTTTGCATCTTCTTTTGTTTTTGTTTGAAAATAAACAGTTTTAGAAGGGATTTGTTGTTCAAAATCTTTATCTTGTTTATTAGAAGTTGCTGAAATTTTTGCAGAAACTACTGCTGATGTAAATTGTGATTTTGTTTTAGTCATTTTATTTTCTCCTTAAATATATTAATTATTATTGATATAGTTTTGTAATTTCTTTACATTTTTAAAACTCATATTTTCAAGTTTGCGTTTTCCTGTTTTAATATAGTGTAAAGCTGGCTGGGATATATGTACCTTCTTTGATAATCTTAACAAATTTTCATCTTGTAACCTCTCTTCTATCAGTTTTTCATTTATTTCCATTAAATCACCTTCTTTCATTTTTCATCATGTATTTATTATAACTTAATTTATATTATTTGTCAAGTCTATTTTCAATAAATTCTTTTAATTTTTTCGACTTTTCTTTGTTAAAAACATAACCGATTATTATTTTATCATAAAAATTCTTAAAATAAGCACTTTCTGATAATAATGTATATTCATCATTATAATTATCATATACATAAATGTAAAAAGTGCTATTTTCACATAAATATATTTTATCTAATATAACAGCATAATCTTTATTTTCAGAATTAAAATAATCAATCTCTATTAGTATCTTACGCTCTGCACGCGTAATAGGTGATTTACTATTATCAATACGTGATAATGCAGATTGATATTTGTAGATTATTGAGTTGATTTGTTCTTCTGTAATATGTTCTATTTTCATGGCTTCAAGCCCTCCTTTATTTTTTACAAGTTAATTATAACAATATTTATAATGTTTGTCAAGAGGTTTTATAAAATTTTTTATTATTTTTATTATTGTTTATAACTATAACTAGTTATAAGTTTTGACTATATGTTATAAATAAAATGTATTTAATAGTAGATAATTGTATTTCTTATTCCTTATTTTACATCTTTA